AAAGTACCAACTGCTCCACCACCGCCAACTGCGGCTGCTCCTGAAGCTTTTAATGATTTAACAGGAGCAGCAGTCATTCCAAATGTAACTTCAAGAGTTCCAACTTTTAATGAAGATTTTGGTGTGCCTGGTGCTGACTAACTGTAAAAATTAAGGAATAAGAATGCCAAGTATTAACGATTTAGGATCAACACAGTTTAGAAAAACTCCAAAATGGAGCGCACATGAACAAGCAGATGGTGTGCGTATTAATGGCGGACCTTTTGTTGGAATCGTAAAAGCAAATACTGATCCGCTGCGCAGTGGGCGCTTACAAGTGTGGATTCCTGAATTAGGCGGCAACCCAAATGATGATAATGCTTGGCGCACGGTTAATTATAGTACGCCATTTTATGGTGTAACTAATCATCGTGATAACAGTGGGTATGAAGGTGCGCCGCATAGCTATGGGATGTGGTTTGTGCCACCTGACATTGGTGTAAAAGTGCTATGTACATTTGTTAATGGCGATCCTGCACGTGGTTATTGGTTTGCTTGTATTCCTGAGTGGCCAAATATGCATATGGTGCCAGGTATAAGTGCGCCAGTAGATGGCTCTTCGCCTAATCCTGTCGTAGATTATTATTCTGATGAAACGCCTGGTAATAAATTATCACAATTTACAACATTAAAAAAACAATCACATTCTATACAAGAAAAAATATGGGAGACGCAAGGATTGCTTCAAGACCCTGACCGTGGGCCAGGTACTAGCAGTGCATTTCGTGAAACACCAAGTGCAGTATTTGGTATCTCTACACCAGGTCAGCCGCTTGATCCAAGTGATCCACAAGTTTTTAGTGATCCACTTAATGCACCATATGATAGTTTTGGTGTAAAAGGACGCAAAGGCGGTCATACATTCATTATGGATGATGGCGATAGCAAAGGCAAAAATCAAATGGTGCGCTTGCGTAGTGCTGGTGGTCATATGATTATGATGAATGATACAAAAGATTTTATCTATGTTATCAATAGTAAAGGCACATCTTGGGTAGAAATTAATTCTCAAGGTGATATAAATGTCTATAGTGGCAGCAAGGTAAATGTATTTGCACAAAGTGAAATTAATTTAGAAACTAAAGGTTCGCTTAAACTTCATGGTGGTACTGTAGATATTAAGAGTGATGCTGGCTTGAATATTGAAGCAAAAGATATTAATATTCTTGGCAGTGGCAGTACTAAGCTTACAGGCAAACAAGCATTGCACTTGAAAGGCATGAATACCTATCTTACAGGCGATAGCTGTATTCAGATTAAAGCAGATGGTCACATTGATTTAAAAGGTGCTTGTCATACAATCAATACTGCTGATGCTACAAAAGCTATGGAAGCAAGTGGCGCACAAACTCCAAGTAGTATGCCAACTAAAGAAGCATGGACAGGTCACCAAAGTGCAGCCAATCCACAAGCTCAACCAACTTATGGCGCACAACAGCATCAACCTGCTGGCGCTGCTGGAAAGTATGGCGCAACATCAAATTATGGCAGTGGTACTGTGCAACAATCTTATGGACCAATGACAAATAATATACCACCTACTGTTTATAATAGTGGCCCACAAGGCAGCTTTAGCGGTCAAAGTTCAGTATTTGGTAGTTATAGTCCTGAAGGTTATATTTCAAGTGGTTTAAGTTTTGCTGTTCAAAGTTTAATAAAAAATATAACTTATGGAACTGGCGCTTCATTCACTCCAAACAATGCAGGTAACACCAAAAATACTACTATTCAATATAGCGTAGGCGAATCACAAAACAATCCTGGTAATTTGCAATATGATCCAAGTGATAAATTTGCAGTTGGTTTTGCTAATCATCTTGCAGTTTATACAAAACCAGAAAATGGCATTGCTGCTCTTATGGTATTATTTGATAGCTATATTAATGGCAGCAATATTACTTGCATAAGTTTAGTTCAAAAATACTTACAAGCAAGCAGTCCAACTGAAAATAACGTTGTTTCTATGGCTAGATTTATACAAAATAGTATTGGAATAAATCCAACTGATTTTGTTAATTTGAAAGACCCAACAACACGAATTGGTTGGGCAAGCACAGTTATAAATTATCTACAAAAACGTATCATTTATACTTACGATCAAGTATTAAGTGGTTGTGCGCTAAGCCTTGGAATTGATACTGCAACATTTGCTGCGAAAGCACAACCAGTTTCACAACCATGGCAAAATAGCAATGGTGGCAATCAATATAGTGGATTTGTAAATCCAGCTAAAAATACCAGTGTATCAAATAACGGCAGCAGTCCGCTACAAGCTATTGGAACAAAAATTCTTAACAGTGTTATTAACAACATTGTAGGAACTGTAAGTTATAATGTTGGCAGCGCAGTTGGCAATACTATTAATACAGTTGTTAATGGCAGCAGCAGCACTGCTGGTTCTGCAATTTCACAAAATACAGGTGTATTTTCGCAGCTTAATGGTCAAGTGTTTGGCAATGGACAGTGCGCCGCTCTAGCACAAAGCAACATTCCTAACTTTGGAACTATGAGTAGTATTCAGCAAGGCGCAAATGTTTTTGATACTAAACCACCGCCAGGCACTATCATTACAACATTCAATTATACAGATGCTAATGGTAATCCTGCTTATGCACCACCAGGCAGCGGCGGCGTAAGCGGTTCAAGTCACACTGCAGCTTTTCTTGATTATCACTATGATGCAAATGGCAATCGTGATGGTATTGTAGTACAAGATCAATACAGTGGCAAATCATGCGGTCCGCGTGTGATATATGATGGTAACGGAAATGAAGCAGCAAGCAAATTCTATGTTGCCAAGAGTGCAGCCAATGGTTATGATTCTAACGGTGTGCAATTGCCAGGTTCGCCAACAACTACGCCAGCACCTGACAATGTTCCGTTACCAACACCAAGACCTGCAGACCTAAACACTACAGATAGCGATACAACTGCTGCTCGTGATATTACTAAATCAAATAGCAATATTGTTCCAACAGCATCTAATCCAGGCGATATTGCAGGCGGCGGAACAAACAACACAAGCACAACAAATGTAGCTACAGTATCTAATCCAACTGATCGTTCAATTTACAATTATGGAAGCGGATCGCAGGCGCAAGATACAAGTATAACAGTTAGTGGCAGTAGTGGAGATAGATTGCCTGGCGATGCTACAGGCACTACAACTGCACAGATTGAAGCTTCAAATAATGCGTATTATGCGTCAAGCTATCCATCAAACCCGTTACCTGCAGATAATACTAGCAATAGCAGTGGATTAATGCGACCTGATCCTTATATACCAGCCCAAGTAGGTGGTTTAACTCGAACATACGATGCTGCAAGTGGCACATATAGTTGGGTTGGAAAGGATGATACAGGAGCATCAGTGACTGTTCCAGATAGTACCATAAAAGGATTATATGCTAGTGGTCAAACTACTGAGTCTCTCAATGAGATAGGAGCCGGTGGAATTAAATCAATCAATGATAGCGGAACTATACAAGCATCACTTGCACAAACAGAAGGTGGCAGCGGCAGTTACTTAAGTAATGTTACTGAATATAAAGCGCCAGTGGATAACAGCATTACTGGCGAACAACGAGATGCTGCGTTTAACAGTGATTATAACAGCAGTCGTGATATTCAATATACGCCAACGAGTGCTGATTATAAAAACCAAATGCCACAGCCTACAAATAATATTACTAGCCCTGATGCCGCTACTGGTTATGTAAACCCTGATCAACCTACTGCATCAAATGGTTTAAATCAAGGCACCGATGCTTACAATGTCAATAGTGATCCACGACAAGGTGAAGGCACACTAAGTGGTGGGTATAATGATCCTGTAAGTACAACCACTGCACAACCAAACAACGTTCAAACACAACCAACAGATTCATCTTATCTGCCAATTGAAAAACCAGCACCTAGTGCAGGCAGTGGATCGGCTGCACCTGGCGGCGCACAAAATACTCCACAAGGAACAGCAGCAACAAACGGCGCTGGCAAGAGTTGTTAAGGTAAATATGTGATGGCATTATATAAAGGTTATAGCAGTGTTAATCGAGATTTTGGACCTTATGGGATCACTGATAATGATCTCATTGTTCAAGATTTAATAAATCATCTTTCAATACGCAAAGGTGAGAAGTTGATGAATCCTAATATTGGATCAATAATTTGGAATAAATTATTTGATCCTCTAACGCCAGCATTAAAAAATGAAATTAAGAAAGATATTGATAGAATTATAAAATATGATCCACGTTTTAATGTAGTAAGTCAAACACTTGTACAAGAATCGCCTGATGGACGTGGATTAATATTAAATTTTCAACTTCAATTTGCCACAGACAGCAAAGTTGCAGCACTAAGTGTGCTATTTGATAACAAATCAAATAAATTATATGTGCTTTAATAGTCGCATATTATTCGCAAAATAAATAATCAGAGGTAATTTTTTAATGGCTGTGGGAACTCGTAAAACCAATATCTTTGCTGCTGAAGATTGGAAGAAAATATATACAACATTCAGCAATGCTGACTTTCAAAGCTATGACTTTGAAACGCTACGCAAAGTTATGGTCGATTATATTAAGACCTACTATGCTGAAGATTTTAATGACTTTATTGAAAGTAGTGAATATGTTGCGTTGCTTGATGTTATTGCTTTTGCTGCACAAAGTGTGGCTTTTCGTACAGACCTTAATGCTCGTGAAAACTTCTTGGAAACTGCAGAACGCCGTGATAGCGTCCTGAAACTAGTAAAACAGCTTAACTATGTTCCTAATCGTAATCGACCAGCAAGTGGATTTTTAAAATTTAAAAGTGTTGCTACTACAGAAAATATTCAAGATGTAAATGGCACTAATTTAAGTCGGCTCACTGTTAATTGGAATGATGCAAACAATCCAAGTTGGGCAAGTCAATTTACTCAAATACTAAATGCGGCCATTAGTAGTAGTCAAAAAATTGGCAAACCTTATGCAAGTAAAATTATTAATAATGTTCGTACTGAGCAATATAATCTTGCTATTCCTAATACTATTCTGCCTATTTTTTCTTTTAATAGTACAGTAGCTGGCACTTCAACTGCTTTTGAAGCAATTAGTGCAAATATTTTGACTAGCGATACAATCACTGAATATGATCCAGGCAATCGTGGGCAGTTTGGTATTGTTTATCAAAACGATAGTCGTGGTAACGCATCTCATAATACAGGATTCTTTATCTACTTTAAGCAAGGAGTTTTAAACTCAACTGATTTTAGTATCACTGAAAAGGTTGCAAACCGTGTGTTTAATATTAATACAGCAAATATTAATAATAACGATATTTGGATGTATGAAATCAATAATGGAACCATTGGTACTGAATGGACCCAAGTAGCAAGCACCGCTGGCAGCAACGCTATCTATAACAGTGTTGCTCGTGGTATTCGTACTCTTTATAGCGTAAGCACTCGTATCAATGATCAGATTGATCTTATATTTGGCGATGGTAGTTTTAGCGACATTCCTTTAGGAAATTATCGTGCGTATTATCGAGTTAGTAATGGTCTAACCTATCGCATTGCTCCAAGCGATATGAGCAATATTACTATTAGTGTGCCTTATATTAGTGGCAATGGTCGTACAGAAACTCTTACTATTACGGCAGCATTGCAATACACTGTTTCAAATTCATCACGCCGTGATTTAACAAGTGAAATTAAACAAAAAGCTCCACAAGCATATTATACACAAAATCGTATGGTTAATGGAGAAGATTACAATACTTTTCCATATACAAGCTATAGTGACATTGTTAAAGTAAAAAGTGTTAATCGTTTTGCCAGTGGCGTAAGTCGTGGTTTAGATATAACTGATCCAACTGGCAAATATACTTCAACAGATTTATATGGTCGAGACTGTATTTTTTATAAAACAACTTATACAAACAGTTTTGATTTTACATTTAACAGTCGCAATGATATTTTAAATGAAATTAATAATAAAATATTGCCAATTATCCAAGGCTATCCTATGCGCCATTTTTATTTTGAAAATTGGACAGCATTGGATTTTACTAATCTTTCACCATCTTATTGGTCTCGCAACACTGATGATACTACAAGCAGTACAGGATTTTTTATAGCTATTGGCGATACAACCAAAACTCCACAGCCAATTGCTGGTGGTACTACAAATAACAGACAATACTTACAAATTGGCAGTTTAATTCGTTTTGCAGCGCCAGATGGTCAATATTTTGATGCAAGCAATACTCTTATTACTGGAACTCCACAACTTTCTAGTGATAGAACTTATATTTGGGCAAGTATTCAATCTATTACTGGCACAGGTTCAACAACAGTTCTTGTTGCTGGTCGTCAGATTGGTGCAGTTACTATTAGTGAAAGCATACCTACTGGCGCAATTGTGACAGATGTTTATGTACCATTTGCAAATACTCTACAATATACAACAATTAATACTATCGTAGGTTATATTCTTAATAAAACTGAATTTGCGTTGCAATACAACTATGTTAAAACTCCATCACTAAATGATCCTTGGCAAATTATACTAGCAAATGTTGTTAATACTACTGCAGATTTTAATTTAACTACACAAGGCACAGCAAGTGATAGTAGTTGGTTAATTCGTTTTAACACAGATGGCGTAAAATATACTGTAACTTATCGTCAATTAGATTATATCTTTGGCAGCGCATCGCAGGTTAGTTTTATTAGTACTAATCCTGTTAAGATTTATGATGCTGCAACAAATAGTGTGGTGCAAGATACAATTCGTGTATTGCCAGTTAATACTGGTGTTGCAAATGATGTTAATTTAAGTGTTTATAAAAATTTAGTAATGAACGATGGTTATACAGATACTACACGAATTTATGTTACATATCCAGTAAGTTCAACTACTGCGCTGCCAACTGATCCATATATCTTCCGTGAAGTTGTAAATGATAACGGTTATGTGTTTTATAAGCAATATATTGACAAAGATAATTTGATTAGATACTCAAGTGTAGCTACAGGCGGTATTAGTACAATTTACGCAAACAAATCGTCAATAAACTATGTGCGTAACAATTTTCCAATTGGAACGCTGTTTTATGCTACAAGTGAAAAAACTTTTTATCAAATTCAAAACATAAATGGAGTAGCTACTGTCGTAGATGTTAGTAGTTCTTATCTAGCATTTACAGGTCGTCAAAATGTAGTATTTGAATATCAACATAATGCTGAAAACACAAGACGCATTGATCCAGCAGCAACTAATCTTATCGATACATATATTTTGACTCGTTCGTATGATGAAGCATATCGCAATTATGTTTTAGATAATACTGGCATAGTTGCAAAACCTGCAAACTTAGATAGTGTGACACTTAATAGTTCATACAGTGCGCTATTCAATTATAAAATGTTAAGTGATGAGATGATATTAAATGCTGGCGTTTATAAGTTGCTATTTGGTTCTAAAGCAATTTCAAGTTTGCAAGCAAATTTTCAAGTCGTAAAAACTCCAAATACAACACTAAGTGACACAGAAATTAAAAGTCGTGTAATTGATGCAATTAACACTTATTTTTCACTTGATAACTGGGATTTTGGTGATACATTTTATTTTAGTGAGCTAAGTGCATACTTACATAATCAATTAAGTGGTTTTATAAGCAGTGTTATTTTAATACCTGTTGATACAAGCACAAGTTTTGGAAACTTATACGAGATTTTGTGCCAGCCTAATGAGATTTTTCTAAGTGCTGCAACTGTTGATAATGTTCAAGTTGTAAGTGGTGTATTAAGTGGAATTAATACTGCAGGTGTTAATTTATCTACAATTAATTATTAAAGGTGATTTATAAGAATGGCTAAGCGTAAAAGTAGTAATTTTTTACCAGGTGTGTTTCAAACTCTTTCAAATAAAAGATTTTTGAATACTACACTTGATCCGCTTATTCAAGAACCTGCGCTAAAGAAAATTTATGGATATATTGGTCAGCAAGATCAAAGTCCAGTATTTCAAAGCAGTGATTATTATATTGCCGAAGGTGATAGTTATAGCCAATTTTATCAATTAGAACCTGGCACGGTTATTAAGAAAAAAGATATTAATAGTAACACCTATAAAATTAGTAATGTTTATAACTATTCTGATTTACTAAACCAAATAGCAGCAGATGGTGGTGTTAATAATGACCATCAACGTCTCTTTTCAAATCGTTATTATAGCTATAATGGATTTGTTGATTTAGATAAACTAACAAATTTTCAACAATATTATTGGGCACCAAAAGGTCCATATACTATTGATGTGACTGCTGCTGGCATACCAACGAGCGAAACATTTTATTTCCATCGTATCAGTTATACTGCAAATAACCAGAACGAATTACAAAGTGCTGCAATCGGTCGCAGTGGTTATAATGTAGATGGCTATACAAACGAAAACAATCCAACAATTACGCTAAAGCGTGGTGGTACCTACACATTTAATATTAATCAAGGCGGACACAAATTTTGGATTCAAACTGAAATTGGCACAAGTGGTGTAAGCAATGTTCAAAGCAATATCAGCACCAGAGATGTATTAGGCGTAACAAATAATGGTGCTGATTACGGCACTATCACTTTCACTGTTCCGCTTAGCACTGCACAAGATGATTTAATTACACTGCCTTCTATTCAAAACATTGACATGGTTGTAACTGATTTTAGTTACAACGATTTACAAGGCATTAATTATGATAACTTTATTCAATACAATGCATTAGACGGAGTTCGTGCGTTTGATACAAAAATAATTTATCTTACACAATCAAATACTATCTACCAAATATCTGTTCAAAGTGATCGCACTATTAAGCTAACAGATATTGGCATTACATGGGGCAATAGTTATAAGTGCTTCGTCAATCAGGGTGATGTATATGGACATACCTTTGTATATAAAGATAGCTTTGGTGCATTCCACCCTTTCCCTACACTAAGTGCGCCACTTAATGTTCTTTATTATGTAGATGCTGACAATGAATTGATTTATGGTACTATTCAACTTGTTGATCCTGACCCAGTTAGTTTATTGAATGTAAATGATATTATTGGTCGTGACCAATATACTAGTCCAAATGGCATACAATTTACCAGTGGTTTAAAAATTCGTTTTACAGGTTATGTTACACCAACATCCTATGCCAATAAAGAGTATATCGTAGAGGGCGTAGGAAAAAGCATACAACTTATTGATTATAGTACTTTAGTTACACCTGAAGTTATTAATGAAAACTTAGGTGATTTATTTGGTACTGATCCAGCATTTGATGATGGCGGATTTAGTGGCACTAGCAATAGTCCAGAACAAAAAGATTATATTACTATTAACCGTGCAAGCATGGATGGCAATAGTTGGAGTCGTAATAATCGTTGGTTCCATCGTGATGTGTTGCAGTACAGTGCTGATAAAACTGGACAAGTTTGGACATTTGATAGTAACCAACAAGCAAAACGTCCTATTGTAGAATTTTTACCTAATCTAAAACTTTATAATTATGGAACTAATTATGCTGGTAGTGTAGATTTAATTGATAGCGTTACTACTGATGCACTTGCAACAGTTGAAGGTCAAAACAGTTATGCTCTTCAAACAAATGGCGTATTTAATAGCGATGGAATCCAATTATTAAACGGCAATACTATTCTTTTTATTAATGATGTAAATCCTGTTGTTCGCAAT